ACTGTTGAGCTGGGATACGACTCGGCCCTACAGATCCCTTTTGCCCTTCAGTCTAAAGATGAGCTTGCTGCGATCCGACAGCGAATGACAGAGGCAAGGCGCGACGAGCTTGAGGACCGAGCGAGCAGGGCATTCAAGTACATCAACGAGACAACGCTTGAGGACGTCTTCTGGACAGTCGAAAAAGGGATCCAAAAAGGACTGACGATAGACAAGATCGCAGAGTCATTGCGCGATAGGTTCTCGGACGTTGAGGAGATCGGTGCAAGGGCAATGACGATAGCAAGAACAGAGGTACTGTCTGCAGTAAGCCTTGGCCAAGCGGCAAGCATGAAGGACGCTGCGACGGTTATCCCGAACCTCAAAAAGATGTGGCTCACGTCGGGCGACGATAGGGTGAGAGACTCCCACGACTCCCAACAGGGCGAGGTTGTTGATTGGGACGGCCAGTTCTCTAACGGCTTGTCCTTTCCGCGAGATCCATCTGGTCCTGCGGGCGAGGTTATAAATTGTCGATGCACTTGGATCACATTGCCTGAAGACCAGATGAGTGATCTGATTGACTCAGAACCAACACTAGAAGCAGACGAGGTTTAAAAAAATGAATCCATCAAAGACGCTATCGTTTGACTTCGAGATCACCAAGAAGTCGGGATCAGGAATAACAATCGAAGGGTACGCAAACGCTGCGACCGTCGATAGGATGAAGGAGCGGATCTCTCCGCAAGGGTGGCAGCTCGAAAACTACAAGAAGAATCCTGTGGTTCTTTTTGACCATGGACATGACCCGTCATTCGGCTTCATGCCAATCGGTAAGGCCGTAGCGGTCGAAGCAAAAGAGGATGGGCTTTACACCAAGATCCAACTGTCGAACTCAAAGAACGAGAAGATAAGCGCTGTTCGTGACCTCGTCGAAGAAGGAATCCTCAAGACCTTTTCCGTGGGGTTCAACCCCTTGGACATGACGAAGGCTGCGGACGATCCCGAGGTGACACAGATTACGAAGGCAGAGTTGATCGAGACTTCAATCGTCCCGATACCCATGAACCAGGACAGCATGTTTTCACTCGTCGGCAAACGCTTTGCAAAGAAGATCCACCCTGCCGCAGCAAAATGGTTTGAAGCCTACTGCGGCAAGGTGTCGCTCGCAAAGAAGGGGGCGTGGGTTGCTGCTGCTTTACACCAACGGGTTACCGACCTTATTCAGTTGGGTGAGGTAAAAGGGTTTGAGGATGTGGTAAAAGATGTTGTCAAAAGTTCAGGGGCTACCGTCGAGCAAGTTAAAGGGGTAGTATCAGGTGAGATCACACCCGTACCTGAAACCATTTTGGTAGCGTTCGCTGAGCGTCTGAAGATAAATGCAGCGATTTTAAAAAACATAGACGGCGCAGACATGACCATCTTCGACAAGGTAAGGGTCGAAGCAACAAATGAGGAACCAATGAAAAAGAAGTCAGACGATGTAAAGACAAAAGGCGAAGCAGTACCAACGCTCGTAGTCCAAAGCATCATGGTTCCCAAGGACGCCTACGACACTCTTGAGCTTGCGATCACTGCGGTTTCGGCTGCGGGGTACAACACCGACCTGGCTAAGGAAGCCGATGGGATGTACGTCTTTGATCAGGTCGAAGAGTCAGGCGTTGACATGGCAAAGGCATCGTCCGTTGACCTCGGCGCAGGCATCATCGCTAAAGTAGCTCCGACTGTTGCCGAGAAAGCAGTTGAAGAACCGAAAGAAAACGAAAAGCCTGACGAGGCAAAAGCTGCCCAGGTCGAAGACGAGAAGCCGAAAGAAGAAGGTAAGCAGGACAAAGAAGTGGACGGAGAGAAATTAAAAACAGATTTCGCTGCCCACGTAGAAGGCGCACTTGCCGAATGGAAAAAGGACGAGGCGATGTGGGCAAAGGCTGTCGCTGCGTCCAATGCAGTTCTAGGCAAAGAGGACTTCGGCTTCCTTTCGTGGTGGTACTCGACACAGGCAAAATCAAACGAGCAAGCGAAGGGCGCGGGCGATGTATCTACAAAGGGCGTAGATCAGATTGACGACAACCCTTATTTGCAAGAGGCTCGCCAGACGAACGTGCTTCTTGGTACACTTGTCAATGAATTGAAAGTTTTAGCTGCAAGTCTTAAGGGCGAGTCGGTTGACGAAGACAAGCCAAAAGACGAAGCTGGTGGAAAGAGCGAAGTCGAAGATGACGAAGCAATGAAGTCTATCCTAGACAACGTGTACCACTATAAGAGACTACTTAAAGAAAAGCTCGATGGGCTTAGCGTCTAAGGTTGGACGTTCCCACAAGCATAATCCTAAACTTTGGAGGTTCTTAGGATGATTACTAAAGGTGAATTGGACAACCTGCTGACCGAGACGAAGTCCCTCAAAGACAGAACCGAAGCAGCAGAAAAGAAAATCAAGGATCTCGAACAAGAGAAGGCCGACATGATTGCTACGAAAGGGTACGTCCCTTCGGGTAATCGCGGCGGCAGCGACGAAGCTCGCCTTCTCCGCTCGTTCGGGTGTTCAAACCCTCGGCAACTCCTAGACGTGAACGTGGGTAGCCCACGGTTCAAAGGAGTATCCGATGATCTGAAGGCGATGGCACTTCAGTTCAAAGATAACGTGGACGTCGCTCGATGGTCTGCCCAGATGTTCCACGGGGAACAATTGGACACCATCGGCAAGACCGAGCAGCAAGACCGCATTGCTAAGGTCAAGGGCATCCTCGACACCCGCTTCGGCAAGGAAGTCCTTGCTCCTCAACTGAAAGCCTTCGGCTCGACGGTTGTAGGCGGCGGTGACGAGTGGGTCCCTACGATGATCTCCACCTCCTACATCGAAGAGTATGAGCTGAAGCGAGTCATCGAAGGTCGTTTCAAGCAAGTTTCCATGCCGAGCAACCCGTTCGACATGCCTACGGTGTCCGGTGTGAAAAAGGCTCGTATCGCTTCCGAAGGCGGAACGATGACCCCTTCTCAGTTCACCACTGGGAAGATCACTCTCTCGGCTAAGAAATTGGCTGAGTACCACGAGCTCCCGGAAGAGCTTACCGAGGACTCTGCTCCTGACTTCCTGCTTGCGGGCAAAAAGGAAGTCGTCCTCTCGCAAGAGCGGGCAGCAGAATCAGCGATCATCAACGGTGACGATGATGGAACTCACATCGACTCCGACACCCAGGCGGGTGCGGCTGACCTTGCAGAGAAAGTTTGGAAGGGCCTTCGTGCTCTCGCCCTTGCTAACTCTGGAAACGGCGCAACCGTTAACTTCGGCGGTGTTGTGACTGAAGCACTGCTTCATTCGCTTCGCGCTGCGGGTGGCAAGTTCTTCAGCGACCCCGAGCAAGGCGCTTGGATCGTAGGCCCAACCGTCTACGTTCAAATGCTGGGTCTCGATGGTGTTGCTACGCTCGACAAGTTCGGCCCGATGGCTACCGTCCTCAAAGGTGCATTGGCTGCATACCAAGGCATGCCTATCATCAACAGCGAGTGGTTCCGTGAAGACTTAAACGCTACGGGCGTTTACGACGGTGTCACCACGACGAAGGCGGGTATCTTGTTGGTTAACACCAGCAGGTTCTACTTCGGAACCCGTCGTCCAATCAAGGTCAAGCTGCAGCAGAGCAACCCGAACCAAGATATGTGGTGGTTGGCTTCCTACCGCCGCGTAGATTACAAGGGTCACACCCAGAACGCGACCGAGAAATCAGTCGTTTACGGGTACAACATCACCAAGTAATTGGGCGATGTTTTCTGAAGCGTGAAGAAAGGGGAGGAGAAACAATCTCCTTCCCTTTTTTGTTAAAGGACTGCGATGGCTGAGATACCGAAGAACATTCGGGTTGGTCTTTACGAGTCGAAGCATGTCCTTCGGCCTCAGATATTGACGCCCGGTACTTACTCAATTCAACTGCAAACAGATGGCAACTCGCTTCTGTCGACCGTCTGGGTAAAAGCCGCGACGGGTACAGTCGAAGTAAAATACTGGGATTACACCTCAGGCGACGGCGTAATTGCCTCAGAACGCTACGAGCTTAACGGTCATGGCGTTATTTCAACACCACAGTCTCACCGAATAGTCGTCACCCGCCTACACAACAAGCCAGTTGCAGAAATAATAGTCTCAGGTGGCAACGTAGAGGTCGGACTTTACATAAGCGTAATCACAGATTTCCCCGTTGACCTCAAGGGCAGCATTGTAGATGGTCAAACAGCTAATTTGCTGTCTGATGGCGGTCTTCCGATCTCGGTCTACAATGAAGACGATGGGAAGTTCTACCTACTGAGGGGAGACGATAACGGACTTGCTTCAACGTCTTCCTGTGGCTTGCCCACGGTTGCTAATGTTTTGATTTCATCTGCAAACGTGGAACAAAGCCATACGTTCCCTGTTAATACAAAGCGGTTTTTTGTTAAGGCGCGTGGGTCTGGTAAAATAAAGTTGGCCCATATCGCTACTCAGTCTGCGACAGATTTTATCACCATTTGGCCGGGTGCAGTTTACGACTCTAAGGAAGTAAAAGCCAATCAGTACACAA